GTGCGGGTCATAAAATCTTCGTTCTCATCGACCTTGGTTTCTTCCAACATCTTGGTCCTGGTGGATTTGGTGTCGGCCATCATTTACCCCTTAACTTGTTCAGCCAATTTGTCAATTTTGACTTCAAGCCTTTTAAAGCCGTCATCAAAACGCTCCACAATCCTGTCAACTTTGTCGTCAACTTCTTTACGAGTGATGTGGTCACGGGCCACCTCCTCTCTAGTACGGTTTAACAATATGCTAAGCCGGTTTAATTCGTCCATCTTGCCTTTAAGCATGAACATCATTAGACCTACGATAGCGCTTAGCACCACGTTCCATAACATCATCTCCATTAGCCGCACCTCCAGCGTTTCAACGACTGATTTAAGCGGCTATTTGGATCACGCCGGGTCTCTGGTTTGGCTAGTTTCTTCATCCCTTCCATCCTGGCGCAAAATGAACTCTTCCGAGCAGCTCTTTTGCCGGTCGGACTCTTTTCAGTAACAGCTGTCTGCAATTTGGACCCCGGATTTGCCCTCCGGTATGCCTCTACACCCTTTTTTGTCATCCCAGCACCGGACTTGGTAGGCCGAAAATTGCCGGATTTGACTGATGTAGCGATTCCCATGCCCTTTTTAGCCATTACGCCACCCTTTGACCTTGTATTGGGTTGATCATTGGGTACAAAACGTCTTTTCCAAAGTCTCCTTCGTACTCTTGGACGCCCATGTGGCCTAATTTGATGGTTGGATCGATCCAAACCTCATATCCATGCTCTCGAGCACGGTCGCAGAACAGAAAATCTTCGCCCATGTAGCCTTCTGGGGTTACTTTGAAGTCAAAAACAGCGTGTAAATGCCGTCCTGTGTTGACATCATCGTATTTCCACTCGGGGTGAGCGTTAATGAGGGTCTCAAAAACCTCTCTTTTGACCATCATAAAGGCTGTAGCTACCCGTTTTGCCCTTACCAGGCCCATAGGGCTCATGGTTAGACCTTCTTCATCTTGGTCTAAGGTGGCAATGTAGACTTTATCGGTCTTACGGGTGCGTGGGACGCCAGCTGCAATCCCAATATACGGCTCAGAAACCCATGCCATGAGTCGAAACACATGGTCTGGCTCAAAGTTAATGTCTGCATCAATGAACAACAGGTCGGTGCAATTGGATTCCATAAGGTCTTGCACCAAAAGGTTACGGGCCCTGGATACAACCGAGCAGCCGCAGATGCTGCCAATCGATATATCAATCCCATGTTTGGGAGCTTCTTGGGCAAATTTAGCAAGCGAGATGGCCAGCTTCAAAGATACCTTGAAGTCATAGGCCGGCAAAGCTATGAAGAGCTTCCGTCCTGCTAACGAGTAACCTTTTTCATTGTTCATTTTTTACCCGTAGATGATCATTACAGAGGCGGCATCCGTAATATCGAGATACACGCCGTTTTCAGCCAACAATCCCTCTCCTGGTAGTGGTAACCAGAAAGTGCCTGAGTTAGCCGCTGCGGGGGTGTTGACGGTAATAATTAATGGATCACTGGCGCTGGTCCCGTTGTAAAACTTGACGCTACCCGCTGTGGTCCCAGAGATTCCATAAATTGTCTTGATACGGGTTCGCTCAAGGTTATTGGCGGCCGCCGCATCTTGCATCTGCCCATCGCTAGTTCGTGGCGCAGACGCTTTTACATCATATTGCATTCCCATTTGGCTTCTCCGTTATTGGTTCTGGATCTGAAAGCCCAAGGTCTGATAACTTTACTGCATCAGGCTCTGGGGCCTCCATTCTCATCACTAAACTTTGCAACACATCGATCGCCGCCTGGGCTGCAACGGCCACATCATGTGCGTGGTCTCGTTGCTTTTCCATGTTTTTGATCTCTGAGAGCAAATACTCTTTAGTGATCTCCATTTAAGCCGTGGTGCTAACCATAATGTAGTAGTTGGTTCCGTTGCTACCAACGCACTTAATGGTGTGCGTCTGAGTCGGAGTACCAACAACCGCTGCCAACACGCCACCTACCGCAGGAGCGGGGAGGTTAAACAGGTTAGACAGTTTGGTCGTGTTCGTATTGGTTACACGGATGAACGAAGCAGATGCCGGGACGGTAGCCGTATTGTTCAGGTCTGAGTCCACTTGCAAAGCTGCAACCGTACCGCCGGTAGAAACACCAGCCGCAGCACCGAGGGTGACACGCAGGGCGTTAGCTGCACCGGAGATTGTTCCGCCAGAGTTAACCGACAGAGAAATATGAGCGCCGTTTACAGTGCCACCAGTGGCTGCATTAGCACCAGTAACACGGGTAAATGCCCGAAGAGTCTCGCCAGATCCAGTCGAAGTAATGTCCAGGCGGCTGTAGTTCAGGCGGGTATCGCCAGTCGTAGCCGAGGAGGTTGCATAAAAGCTGGAAATGTTCTGGGCAGTCGTTACTGAAATGGGATCAGAAGAAGTACCGCCGATGAATCCGTTGTCGGACGCTACTGGGCCGGAAAATTTTGTTTGGGCCATTATAAAACTCCTTTGAGATGTTGATACTTTAGTGCAAGTTTGCGTACAGGGCTAGTGTCTGCACCCAGCCTCCTAGCCCTTTCGGCATAGGATAGTTGTGGATTGTCCAGAATGAACCTCAGTTTGGCAATAAATTTTGGGTCCGAGTGAAAGCGTGCCATTTGAGCTTTAGACAAAGTAGCTCTGTACTCTGGACTTCGATAATCAAAAGTGGTGGATCTTCTGCCCAGCCTTATCCGCTGCAAGGACTCTTCGCTATGGGTTTTACCCCTCATTGGAGCTTTGGCAAAGTCGGCTATGTTGTAGACCGTTGGCTCTTCAAACCAAGCATCTTTTTTAAGAAACGCCTCTTCAAGGGAATCTAATTCTTTAAGGTCTACACACTCAACTTCTATAGCACCATAAAAGTTTTCAGCACCATACTTGTTATAAGCCCGTTGTAGGTGTTGATTTGGGTGCTTGTTGTAACGCAACAAACGAAAATGCTCTTTTATTCTTTTTTTCATCCTTTGAGACTGGCCGACATAACACTGTCCCGTTGCAGCGTTAACAATTTTGTAAATACCGCAGACATCTACCTTGTATGGCACAGACAACCCCTTTTTGTGTAGTGTATGCCACCTTTTAACTAACAAAAACCCCCAGCTTTTTGAGCCAGGGGTTTTGTAAGTCTAAGACTTAAGCAGCTCCGGGAGAGCCAAACACCCCGAGGGGGTCCGACCAGCCAAAGCTATAACGCTCACGGGCCTTGTAACGGACGTTACCGGTGTCGAAGTCGCCGTCCATCGATGTTGCCATCGGGGTACGAACAAAGTGCTTCAGACCGTTGGGTACGTCAGTCGTCAGGAACCAAGCATCGGTGTCGGTCAGGAAGTGGTTAACTGTGTAACCTTCCGGGATCGAACCGTTGCTCTTCAGGGCGTTGATGTCGTTGTCAGCCGTAGCGACCCGGAGTTCAGTCTCCAGGATACGGGTGGCCACGAACATCAGGGCAGGCGGAACAACCAGCTTGCGGGGCTTGGCTGCGATCAGCAGGCCACGCTCATCCGTCCAGCCAGCGATCTGAATAACGGCCGCCTCAAGGGAGGTCTCATTCAGGTCAGCTGCCGTAGACGGAGTGTTGGAGTTAACGCCACCAGAGATCAGGGGGTGAGCAGTCGAGAAGAGCTCAACGCCATCGCCACCGGTATAGTCGGAGTCGAAGCCGTTGTTCAGGATCGATGCTGCCTTGACCTGTTTGGTATAAGCCATAGCACGGGCCAGGGCCTTGGTGTACCGGCTGGACAGGGAGTCATAGAGGTTGTCCTCAATTGCCTCTTCCGTCAGCGAGAAACCCAGGGCAATGGTTTCGTGCGTATAGCGGGCCGTCCAGGCTTCCTGGCCGTTGTCATAAGCGATGGCAGAGCCCTCGTTTTTGACCGGTGCGGCTGAGAAACCAGACAGTTTTGTTTCTTCCTCGAATGAACGCTCGGAGCTCTCGGTCTCGAAAACTTCCTTGTGTTCTTCGCCGTAACGTGCGTACTCCATGCCGAACAGGGCGTTCAGGCCGGGGAGCAGCTCTTTCAGTAGTTGGGCACGAGAAATAGCCATTTGTCAATCTCCTTATACGCCAGTCGGGTTGTCATACTGGTGCATACCGGCGTTCCATTTCACGATTACTTCCGTGTAAGAACCCAGGGAGTTTGCAGTCTCGGACACAACATCAATGACACGGACCGGGAGGGTCGAGTCAGTGGCGGTCGTAACCGAAACGGCTACTTTCGAGTTACCAGTAGTGGTGTTTCCAGCATTCTGGACAAGGGCTGTGTTCTCACCAACAGCTGCACGAGAAACTGCGTTAATCGTGGTGCTGCCAGCGGTACAAACGGCTACCTTAAACAGAGTGGTGGGGTTGTCCTGAACATAAGCATAGATGTCGTCCACGCTTACATTGCCAGGGTAGTACTGACGGAACGTAGTTCCATAGGTCGGATCCGTATAGGTGCAACCAAGGAATACGCCAACAGGTGTGGCCACGGCAGTACCGGTTTCTTTCGACAGAGTGCCGTTATTGTTCAGCTCAACAACATCACCAAAGAAAATGGCGGTTGCGGAACCAGAAGCAATAGGGATCTGGCGAGTAGCACCGGCAAATACCTGACCGCCGACCAAATTGATCGGGATTAGCCCGTAAGGGGCTGATACGGTGGGATATGCCATTTTTAACCTCTAAAAAAGTTATCGTCCTTTACCAAACGATGTCGAAGACTTGCGTTCTGAGAACAGCGGCATCCTCGGATCGTTCTCTCTTAAAAAATTGTTGTCCACAGCATCCATATTGTCTTTTGTGGCCTTGGCGTAGAAAGCACTACGCTGTTTCACAAACTCCTCAGGCATTTTGCAGAGCAACAAACCTGCGACCTCAATGTTGTCTTTGAATCGACTGTTGGGGTCAACTAGCATCTTAAATTGGGGCTGCTCCTCAATCCTGACTGGCTCCCAGCCCTCCCGGAATTTGGCCGAGATGTTCTTGGCGTCAGCCTGATTAAGCATAGAAACCCTGACCCAGCGATATGCGTAACCCGGCTGCTTATCGGGCTGCGGCAATGTTTCGGGACGCTGCCATGCTTTGGGGCGTTCCTGTTGTTCACGGGTCTCAATTGTGCGAGCAAGTCTATTTTCAGCCATGTTAGTTCTCCATTGTCTTTGCATATTCCCGAGCATATTGCTCAGGTGTTAAACCCAGCTTTTTTGCCAGGGCAATCTGCGACTGTTTCAACACCACTTTTTTGGGGGCGGTGCTGCGTGACGCCGGAGCGACTACGGTGGCAGGTTTGTTTTCTGTGCGCTGACTGGGCTTGCCGCCCCCGGTCTGCGTTTCATTGGGAAATTCCTCCGGGAATCTCTGGCGCATGGTTTTGTCGATGCGCTCGTAGTATTCATCGGTGGTTGCATAGGCTTGCCCATGCTTTTCAACCAATTCTTCATGCAAGGCCAAGGCCATTCCTGTCATCAAGCGGTTCGGTCCGAACCATTGATTGCGCTCTTGCCACGCAATCGCCTTGCCGTCAGGTTTTTGTACTTGTGCCTGCTGGTCGATATTTACATCAGTTTCCTTGGCCTGTAAAGGGGTAGGCTTAAACCTCTGAGCTTGCTCGGACCGCATCTTGGCTGCGGTGAGCTTCTCCTGGGCCTCCACTACCCGGTCAGAATCCCCGGAGTCATAGGCTTCTTTGTACTCTCGCTTGGCCTCATCGAGCTGGCGCTGGGCTGCCTCTTTGTAGGAGGAGACCAGGGCTGTCTCGGAATAAGAGACCTTGGCTTTGAGTTTTTTGTTCTCCTCTATGGCCTGTTGGGCCAGTCGGAGTGCTTCCTGTTGCTCCCGTAAGGCAGCTTCTTTTGCCCGGCGCTCATCGTGCCAGACCTTTTTCATCTGCTTTAGGCGGGTTTTTACCTTTTCCGAGTAGTCCTCAAGCTCATCAGCCTCGAGCTCTTTGACAATATCTTCGGGTAATGGCTCTCGTCCACGATCTTCTTCGGGAGTGTCGTCTTGGACCTCGATCTTGACCTGTTCAGCGCCTTCGATCTCAATTTCCAATTTGTCGTTCATAACTTCTGCTTCTTTTGGTAACGGCATGATCACTCCCTATTTGCGGCTGATTCCACGGGGGTCTTCAACTACACCCTCGACAGAATCATCGTTGATGATCCGAAACTCTCGGCCATGAATCTTGAGCCTGGTTCCGGCGTGTGGACGCACCAAGATGAAATCTCCCTCTTTACACCAAGGGCCACTTGGAAAACGTGCTGGGTCTTTGTAACAATCCGGGCCTATTTTCACGACAAACAGCACCGTGGTTAGTAGCTCCTCATGTTGCAAAGTCATATCTGATTTGAGAATCCCGCTGTCGTAGGTCTCTTCAATCTCTGGTATTGCGCAGAGAATCCGATACCCGGACGGGTCTGGTAACTGCTTGGCTTTGCGCTCAGCTGTGTCGGGAAGGGTACTTACTTCTCCGTCTTCTGTAGCGATGGCGAGTTCACTCATCGGCTTTTTCCATCCTTTCTGATGTCTCTATGAGTATGTTGTTGGCTACAAGTAAGCCCCGGTAAATCCCTGCCGCATAGCGGTAGTCGGGATAATCCTTGGCGGTCCCCATTGCCATGTCTTTTTCAATCACCTGCATTTCCTCGGCTAACTTTTTTGAGAGATAGACGAGTAGGTCTTTGCTCATTCATTTCCTTTCTTTTGTTGTGATTGCGCTATCTGGATGCCCATTCGCATCCCTTCGATTTCCTCTTTCGAGGCCCTTTCCTCTTGGTCTTTTGCAACCCCGAGGCCAAGTTTCATACCCTCAATCTCTTCTTTGGATTGGATTCCTTCCATAGCAATGCGCTCTTGTGACGCAATGCGCTGGGTTTCAATCTGCTGTTGTTGCAGCTTGAGCTGGGAATCAATCTGATCTTTTTGCATCTTGCGTTGGACTTCAGCTTGTTTGATCTGAAGCTCTTGCATCTGCATTTGTAAGATCGGATCTTGGGCTTGTTGTGCGGCTTGCTGTTGTGCAGCGTTAACCTGGTTTTGTTGTAAGAGCTGTTGGGCGGCCTGAGAGACCATCCGGGACAGCGCAGTTTCAAATTCCTCAGGTAACTGATCTTCAGAGTCTGGCGAGGGTAGGGGTGCGCCAACTTGCTGCTCGATCATGTTCCGGTATTGGAATGCGTAGTGCTCTGCTATGTGCGCCTGGAGGGCAGCCATCATCTGTTGTGCCAACGGATTCTGGCCAATCATCTGGGCGGTCATTGGGTCTTGCATAAATGCCATGTGAGTAGTGATATGTGCCTGGTGATCCTGGTAGGCGAATGCTTTCAAAGGTTTCATCCGAACCACATCCATGTTCTCGGATACAGGATCTTTGGGCTTGTTGTCGTCTTCCAGCTTTACTAGCTTGGAGGCGTTTTTGATTCCTAAGACATCGAGCATTTGTCGATGTAACTGGGCCAGGTCATAGAGCTGCGGGGCACTTTGGGCCAGCTGTAGTACGGCCTGATACTGCACCACCTTTTGCGACATGGTTGCCGCATTAGGATCGGAGACCGGAATAACGTCTACCTGGTCATAGTCTGATTGCTTGGCCCGGCGTGTTCCGTCTTCTGGCTCATAAGAATAATCAGGCGGGGTGTAGTCCCGAATAATGTCCTTTAGGAGCTTGAACTCTTGCCGCATTGCGTAATGAATACGGGCCTGGACGGCCGACATAATCTTTAGTGTGCGCTCTAGGATTGCCAGCGTTGTTCCCACGGGGGATTGGGCTGACATATCCGAGATCTTGAGATCTGCTGCCGAGGCAAAGCGGCGGCCTTCGTCAATAATCTTATCCATCAAGGCGGCCAAGACTTGGCTTGGCTCCTTGTATGGCAAGGTCATAATGTTGTCTTTGATCGATCCAGATGAGACATCGACATCTCGGAACTCGGCTGGCGCAATCGGGGTATCGTCACCTTTAATGCGGAGGCCTTTGGTTTTAAATCCGCCGGGCAGATTAGACAGAGTACCTGCGTCAACAAGTTGCCGAATAAGGCTAGTGCCAGACTTAGCAAAAGCGCCAATAAGATGGATAAGCCCAAAGCAATAGAAACCAAAACCCGGAACGTATCCGTAGTGAACGAAATGATTGCGTTTGGCTTTAAGGTCATCTTCTGGGTTCCAGTTTCTTCTTATAGATAATATGGTCTGAGTGCCCTTTTCAATCGTTACTACATACGGCAGGGCGATGCCGGTTGGCTCTCCGTCTTCATCAACATCTTCAAATCCCTCAAGATCTAGGTTGATGTGCATCTCCAGGATCTTGAATCGATTATCTGTCGTTGCCCTGAAACCCATCTTCTCGGCAATTTTCTTTTCTACTTCATCAAAGGTATCGACCGGATCATCTAATTCAACATCCCGGTAAAAACCTGCCACTTGAAGTTTCTTTAATTCGTTCTCTGTCTTCCTCATTACATGGGTAACACGCTCTGAGGTAAGAAGACTTGATGCCCCGTAAGGAACCACGATGTCTTCGGCCGGGACAAAGATGGCGACCTGCCGCTCAAGGCTTGGATCGTAGTAAACCTTTTTGAATGCGTTACCTGCTA